ACCAAAAAGATTATTACCTGGGGAGTGAAACCCTTTGTCAATAAGCAAGAGAATGTTATCTATCATCATTGTCCATCAGAACATGAACTTCTAAGTCACTTCATTAATTATTGGATGGCAGATGTTCCTGATGTGATCACTGGGTGGAATAGTGAGTTGTATGACATCCCATACCTCTGTAAGCGCCTCGATAGGGTGCTTGGATCGAAGATGATGAAGCGCATGTCCCCATGGGGACTTGTGTCTGAAGGAGAGACGTACATCAAGGGCAGGAAACATGCCACATTTGACTTGGGTGGTGTGACTCAACTTGACTACTTGAATCTTTATAAGAAATTTACTTATAAGGCACAAGAGTCTTATCGATTGGACTACATCGCTAGTGTAGAACTAGGACAGAAGAAACTCGATCACTCTGAGTTTGATACGTTCAAAGACTTCTATACGCATGGTTGGCAGAAGTTTATTGAATACAACATCGTTGACGTGGAACTCGTCGATAGATTGGAAGATAAGATGAAACTTATCGAACTTGCACTAACTATGGCGTATGATGCTAAAGTAAATTATAGTGATGTGTTTTACCAAGTTCGTATGTGGGATACCATCATTTATAATTATTTAAAGAAGAGGGATATTGTTATTCCCCCGAAGATTGTATCTGATAAAAACGAAAAGTATGCAGGTGCATATGTCAAGGAACCGATTCCGGGAAAGTATGATTGGGTTGTCAGTTTTGACCTTAACAGTCTATACCCTCATCTTATTATGCAGTACAACATCTCCCCAGAAACCTTACTGGAAGAACGTCATCCCACGGCTTCAGTTGATAGAATCCTTAAGGAAGAATTAAACTTTGAGTTATATAAAGATAATGCGGTATGTGCCAATGGTGCAATGTACCGCAAAGATGTTCGTGGGTTTCTACCAGAACTCATGGACAAGATGTATAGTGAGCGAGTAATCTTTAAGAAAAGAATGCTCCAGGCAAAGCAAGCATATGAGAAGACACCTACTAAAGCACTGGAGAAAGAGATTGCACGGTGCAACAATATCCAGATGGCTAAGAAGATATCACTCAACTCTGCTTATGGTGCCATCGGTAATCAGTATTTTAGATATTACCAACTAGAAAATGCTGAGGCAATCACTTTGTCTGGACAGGTTTCGATTCGTTGGATTGAAGAAAAAGTCAACAAATATCTAAATAAACTGTTGTCTACAACCGACGAGGACTACGTAATTGCATCTGACACAGATTCAATTTATCTTAATCTTGGACCTCTTGTTGATAAATTTTTTGCTAATAAGTCTAGCGACAAAGCAAAAATTGTGGAATTACTTGATACGATCTGTAGTGACAAATTGGAACCGTACATTGATCAGTGCTACCAGAAACTGGCGGACTATGTATCGGCGTATGATCAGAAAATGCAAATGAAGCGTGAGAATATTGCTGATCGTGGAATCTGGACTGCGAAGAAGCGATATATTCTCAATGTGTGGGATAGTGAAGGTGTTCGATATGAAGAACCTAAGTTAAAGGTGATGGGTATCGAGTCTGTTAAATCATCAACTCCTGCTCCTTGTCGAAGTATGCTTAAGGAAGCATTTAAGATATTGATGACAGGCACTGAAGATGAAATGATTAAATATATTGATAACAGTCGTGATAACTTCAAAAAACTTCCACCAGAAGAAGTTTCTTTTCCACGCTCTGTATCTAATGTTGTCAAGTATAAATCACATTCCAGTATTTACAGTAAAGGAACTCCTATTCATGCTCGGGGAGCACTTCTTTACAACTACTATATTGTAGAGAATAAACTTGATGCAAAATATTCTTTGATTCAGAACGGAGAGAAAATCAAGTTCTGTTATCTGAAGAAACCAAATCATATTCATGAAAATGTGATATCATTCATCCAAGAGTTCCCTAAAGAACTCAACCTTGACAAGTACATCGACTATGACTTACAATTTGAGAAATCATTCCTTGAACCGCTCAAATCAATTCTTGATGCAATTGGATGGAGCGTGGAAAAAACTGTAAACTTGGAATTATTTTTCTCCTAATGGAACTTCCTATTAACGACAAAGAACTTGCAACTATTGTAAGTGCATTGAGACTTGGTGGAGATGCTGCTCTCTATCAAAAGATTGATACAATCAAAAAAATTAGGCAAACTCATCCTGAGTCCTATAAAAAAGTAGCCCGTGAAGAATTTGGAATTGTTATTTAATGGATTTTTTAAAGGATATTGTAAAAGAAATTGGTGATGACTTTACCAAACTTGCCTCAGACATTGACGACACTGAAACATACGTTGACACTGGTTCGTTCATCTTTAATGCTCTTGTATCTGGGTCTATCCGTGGGGGTGTTTCTGGTAATAAAATCACTGCAATTGCTGGCGAAAGTTCTACTGGAAAGACTTTCTTTTCACTCGCAGTCGTCAAGAACTTCTTGGATACTAATCCCGATGCATATTGCCTTTATTTTGATACTGAGGCAGCAGTTAATAAGTCACTACTAGTAAGTCGTGGAATAGATCTGACACGTTTAGTTGTAGTAAATGTAGTTACCGTCGAAGAGTTCCGTAGCAAGGCACTCAAGGCAGTAGATATGTACCTTAAAACACCTGAAGGGGATCGAAAACCATGTATGTTTGTGTTAGACTCTCTGGGAATGCTTTCTACTGAGAAAGAGATTCGTGATGCTCTAGATGAAAAACTGGTTCGTGATATGACAAAATCACAACTGATTAAGGGTGCCTTCAGAATGTTAACTCTGAAGTTGGGACAAGCAAATATTCCTATGATTGTTACTAATCATACCTATGATGTCATTGGTTCTTATGTGCCAATGAAAGAAATGGGTGGAGGTAGTGGACTCAAGTATGCTGCATCTTCAATCATCTATCTCAGCAAGAAAAAGGAGAAAGATGGAACGGAAGTTATTGGAAATCTTATCAAAGCAAAGACTGCCAAGTCTCGCTTAAGTAAAGAGAATAAGGATGTCACTATTCGTCTTTATTATGATGAGAGAGGACTTGACAAATACTATGGTTTACTTGAGTTGGGAGAACTTGGTGGACTTTGGAAGAACGTTGCTGGCAGATATGAGATGACTGTTGATGGTGAGACTAAGAAAGTTTATGCCAAAGCAATCCTTAAAGACCCTGAAGCATACTTTACACCAGAGGTGATGGAGAAACTTGATGCAATTGCAAAGGAGGAGTTTAGTTACGGTTCATGATTAAAGTTATCAAAACTGGAATCAATGTATCTAAAGTCGTCGAACAACTAAAGAAGTATCCACAGGATTGGGATCACCAGAAGACTCTGGAAGGATCTCAATCCTTAGTTGATAGAGGGTTTGCAGACTTGCCAACTAGCGCACTTCAACTTATAATGGGTGGAGTCAAAACCAAAGAAGACTTTGTTGGAGACTCTGAGATTAACATCAAAACTCCTGCATACTCTCATCACAATGAGATACGAAAGATTATACGCAAGCAATTCAAGAATGCAGCCATTCATAGATGCGGTTTTCTTTCACTTCCTGTAGATGAGATTGTTGGGGCTCACATTGATGAGGGAACATATTATCTGAGCAGAAACAGATATCACCTTTCAATACTTGGAAGGTATCAATATTTCTGCGGCAAAGAAACTGTCATTGTTGAACCAGGAACTCTTCTTTGGTTCAATAACAAACTACCTCATGGAACCGTTAACATCGGTGATGAAACACGTATAACCTTCGTATTTGACATTCCACATGGACAAAGTTGAAATCCTAATCCTAAGAAATCTTCTTTATAATGAGGAGTATCTTCGTAAGGTAATACCTTTCATTAAGACGGATTACTTTGAAGATCCTCACCAGAAGATTACTTTTGAGGAGATTCAAAAATTTGTCATGGAGTATAATAAACCTGCAACAAAGGAAGTTCTTTGTATTGAAGTAGAAAAACGTCAGGATATTACTGATACTTCTTTTACTGAAGTAACTAAACTGATTAGTTACCTGGAGGATGCTCCTACAGACTACAGTTGGTTGCTTGATACTACTGAAAAGTGGTGTCGAGATCGTGCGATTTATTTGGCACTGATGGAATCCATCGCTCTTGCAGATGGAAAGGATAAGCAGAAAGATCGTGATGCAATTCCTAGTATTCTGTCAGAAGCTCTGGCAGTTTCTTTTGATGCTCATGTAGGACATGACTACTTACTTGATTATGAAGAAAGATATGAATCATACCACCGCGAAGAGGACAAGATACCATTCGACCTTGAGTATTTCAATAAGATTACGAAGGGTGGCCTCCCGAATAAAACACTTAACATTGCTCTCGCTGGCACTGGTGTCGGCAAAAGTTTGTTTATGTGTCATGTTGCAGCTGCCGCACTCTTGGGAGGGAAAAACGTATTATACATCACGGCTGAAATGGCTGAAGAGAAAATTGCGGAGCGAATTGATGCTAACCTACTCAATGTACCTATTCAGGAGATAACAGATCTTCCAAAATCAATGTTTGAGGAAAAGGTGACAAAACTTTCTCAAAAAACTCAAGGTTCTCTTATAATTAAAGAGTACCCTACTGCGAGCGCACATAGTGGACACTTTAGGGCACTTCTTAATGAACTCGCACTTAAGAAGTCATTTAGACCTGATATTATTTTTATTGATTACCTTAATATATGTGCTTCCGAAAGATATCGCGCTGGTAGCAATGTCAATTCATATACAGTTGTCAAGGCAATTGCTGAAGAACTTAGAGGATTGGCTTGTGAAGCAAACGTCCCTATCGTTTCTGCCACGCAGACCACTCGTTCTGGTTATGGTAGCAGTGATGTTGACATTACTGATACCAGTGAGTCCTTTGGGTTGCCTGCTACTGCTGATCTTATGTTTGCCCTTATTTCAACTGAAGATCTTGAAGGACTCGGGCAAATTATGGTGAAGCAATTAAAGAATAGATATAACGATCCAACCATTTCGAAACGGTTTGTGGTTGGTATTGATCGTGCAAAGATGCGTCTTTATGATTGTGAGCAATCTGCACAAAATGATATCACTGATAGTGGCAGACAAGAAGAATATGAATCTGAGGATAGGAAACCTAAAAAATCCTTTGATGGATTTAAGTTTTGAAATATGAAAGTTGACATCCTTACAGGATTGTTTTATAATATTGTTGACATGAGGTTTAAATTTTGAACGGTTACTACTCAGTATTCAATCCCAGAGGCGAAAAAATTGCTGACTGTGGTAGAGAACGAAGTGCCGTTACCCTCATCGGTATGAGAAATCGTCGATGGGAGGGACATTACTATCAATTCAATCCAATCTATGAAACCGTTAATATCAAACTTCTAGAAAGACCTAAACTTCCAACTAAAGACATCGTTGTCAATATGGACGGTGGTGTTGGTGGAAGTTGGGAAGAGGTTGACTACATTGAAATAGAAGGACAAAAACTTCCTATTCAACAACTCCCCGAAGATTGCCAAGAACCATTTATCCCCGATTTTCATGACTAAAGTTGATACCAAAAAATACGTTAAGTTTGTTGATGCAGTTACATCCGAAGAAAGCAAAAAAAACACTGCCTTCATTCACCGTCTTGCGAGTCTACAACAACAAGATTTTCCTACCGAGCGATTGCTTACTGCTGCTGTAGGAATGTCTGCTGAGGCAGGAGAGTTTACTGAGATTGTAAAAAAGATTGTATTCCAGGGCAAACCTGTAAATGAAGAGAATCTGTTTCATCTGAAACGTGAACTTGGTGATATTATGTGGTATGTTGCTCAGGCCTGTATGGGACTAGACACATCCATTGATGAGATTATTGAAATGAATGTGGAGAAACTCAAGAAGCGTTATCCTGGCGGTGAGTTTGACGTTCACTATTCCGAAAACCGTAAAAAAGGAGATGTATGATTAATGAAAACACTTACACTAGAAGATTATCAGAAAGCAGGTGAAAAGTTTTGGCCTAAGTATTGGTATATTGCCAAAGAACTTGGCGAAGATGCAAAGACGGAAGACATCCTGAAAGTCATGGAAACTCTTGGTGGTGTCGCTCTGAAGATAGCATTAGAAGACAAACTGTCCGGTCCATTTGGATTCAATAAAAAGAAAGAGGAAAATGATTCAGACAGCGACGAGTGAGGTAGTAATACCAAAAGGTGCCGAACTTATAGATGAGTGTTTCTATGTTTGGGAAACACGATACGGATTGTTTAGTTCGATGACTAAAGAAGGCCGTAAGATGCTCTCAGGAGCACTTAGAGATAATGTTATTCTCATGACAAGATGGCATCTCAAATGTGAACAAGACGGGACATTAGATGATTACAGTTACATCGTAGGCGATGCAATCGTGACTGGTAAACTTTAATTCTTTTCTCCTATTCTAAATACTTGAAATAATATCAAGTAGATATGGCAGGCGCACA